TCTGCGAGATGGTGACGCCGGAAATCCCGTTGGTCGCCTCCAACGAATTGTTGAATTTGGCGACCTCCTCGGAACCCTGTTCGGCGGCGATGCCGAAGGCGACCATCGGCGCCGCGACCGCCACCACGCCAGCGGCGACCAGCAGGAATTCGGGCGTCAGCAGGCCGAGCTTGCCGGCGAGGATGGTCGCCGACCCCGCCATGCGGTTGAAGTTGCCGCGGGACAGCTCGCGCGCCATCACCAGGCTTTCGCGCGTGATCCCCGCCATGCCGGAATGCACGCCGCCGAGCGCCTCCTCGGCGACCTTGGCGCCGCCGGCCATGCCACGCAGCTCGCCGTTGATCAGGGCGACCTGGGCTTTGGCGCGCGCCACGCCGTCGGCGGCGGCCAACATCGCAACGCGCTGCGCATCCGTCGCCGGGACCGTATCCTTGGTCGCCCTGACGAGATCGTTCAGGTCCTTCTGGTAGGCCTTTTGCGCCGCCGACGCCTGCGCGAGCCCGACTGTCAGTCCGGCGACATCGGCGGTGATCGAGACGGCGACGTTGTTGGGCATGGTGAGTTCCCCGCGCGGGTTCAGTCCGTCACGTCCGGCAGCGGGCTTTCCCACTCGCCATCGTCGTCATCATCGCCACCGGCGCCTGAGGCGCACCCGGTGCGCTCGGGCGGGGCCCACCACTTCATGCCGCGGAAGTAGTCGGCGACCAGCTGGTCGGCCGGCGGTCGTTCCGCCAGCTGCCATTCCATCTCTTCGTAGAGCGGCCAGGTCAGGTTGGCCCACCAATAGTCCCGGGTGTGGCCGAAGTAGCGGCAGGCGTTGAGAACCACGCCCTCCCAGTTTGGGTCGGGGACTAGGTCGCCCCGGTCGCTTCCCCCGGCTCTTCGTCCGTTTCGACGTCGTCAGCCGACGCCTCCCGGATCACGAACAGGCCAGACTGACGGCGCACCGTGAGCCACGCCAGCTGCCGGTCGAATTCGGTCATCGGCCAGGAGTCCAGCTCGTCCCGCGTCAGGTCGGGATGAGCCGCGCTCAGGCCGACAAACAGCGGCCCCATCACCAGGCGGTCGAAATCCTCGTTGGCGAGCGACGTGAACACACCGCCCATCGCCGCCATGTTGCGACTTCCCGCGCCTTCACCGCCATCGTCCGCCGGCGCAACGGCGATCGCCGCGTTGATCAGCCCCTGCAGCTCCAGCAATTCCTTGCGGCACTTCTTCAGGTCGCGCCAGACCAGCTGCGGGATCGGCCATGATTTGGCGTTCAATGTGACGAAGGCGGTCGTCTCTACCGGTAGCCCTTGAGCGGGGTCGGTCATCGTCTCTCCTTTGCGCTAGCGCGCGTATTTGTTTGAGTGTTTCGCCCGGTGCTCGGACATCTTGTGGTTCGCACCGTCGATCATTTCGGGGTGATCGATCGACTGGGTGACGATCTTGCCGAAGCTGCCGGTGACCACACCGGCCTTGTCGGTGATCAGGATCAGGTCGCTGGACAGGTCGAGGTTGCCGAGCCGCGCCAGGACGCCCAGCAGGGCGCGCCGGTTGGCGCGGATGTCCCGCACGTTGTCGCAGGCGATCGGCGCTTGCCGATCGAGCACCCGGTGGCCGCAGATCTTGCGGCCCACATGGCGGCGGATGTGATCGACCTCCAGCTGCGAGAGCTGGAAATCGGCCATGATCTGCTCGACCGGCACGCCGTTGGCCAGGTTCTGAAACACCAGCCGCCGCATCCGGCCGAGCGCTCGGCGATCGTCTTCGGTCATATTTTCCTGCCCTATCGCTCGCTGGCGCTCGCTGCTTGAGGGCGTATTTGCGCGCCCTAGCGACTGCTTGCGCTCGCTGCTTGAGAGCGCATGGCGCGGACTCAAGCAGCGAAGCGGTAGTCCGCGCCTTGAAGGTTAAGCCGCGTCCGCGAACGTGGCCGTGCCGAGGGAGCCATTGGTCCCGACGAAGGCCATGTAGTCGAGCGAGGAGCTGCCGAAGCCGCTCTTTTTCAGTGAGTGGCTGTAGCCGCCGGCGATGCAGTTGGTGAACACGAAGATGTCCTGCTGGGCGCCCCAGGGCAGCACGTGCACCGCCTGGAACTGGCCGGTCAGGCCTTGCGGCTGGTTGTTCATGGCGATGGTCGCGCCGGTCGTGGTGATCGAATAGGCGTAGGAGATGGCGTAGCTGACGCCCTCATCGCCGGCCGCGAAGGTGTAGACGCCGGCGGTGACCATATAGGACTTGCCGGCCACCGGCGCCGAGGCGACGCAGGTCAGGATCGCGCCCGTGGTCGGATTGACCACGCCCAGATCGAACAGGAAGGTCGCCGAGTTGACGACGGTCCCGGTGTAGGGCGACGACGCGGCGACGGCGACGAGCTCGCCATCGGCCTCGAGGTAGGAACCGGAGGCCTGGGTGTCGCCGAGCATGATGTCGGAGAGGATGCGCGGCTGGGTCTTGCCCATCTCGACCTTGCCGCTGACGTCCATCTCGCCGGCGCCGACGGCCAAGGCCATCTGATATTCGCCGAACAGGCTCTCGGTCTTGCGCTTGAAGTCGATCGACTGGCTTTGCGGCACGAAGGCGCGCGCCGGCGTCGGGTTGTTTTGATTGGCGGTGGCGAAAACGCGGCCGGCGCCGAAGGTGGGTTTGCCGGAAAGGGGTTGGACCATGGCGGGGCTCCATCAAAGGGAAAGGCGCGCTTCACAGCGGGCCGCGGCAGCCTTGCCCAAGGGCCGAAAGGGCGGTGAGCCGCGGGAAGCGGATCAGGCGGCAGGCTTGTCGGCGACCGGCTGCGCGGCGACCTTCGCGTCGACCCGCGCCTTGGCCGGCTTGGCCGGTTTGGCGGCGGCGGCGGGCGCACCGGGTGCGCCGGACTCGAGCCGCTTGATCAGCGCCGGCAGGGCCGTGACGACCTGGTTGTAGGCATCGGTGGCCCGGCCGAGCGCGCCGGTCGCCAGATGCTCGCGGAACCATTCGTTGACGGTTTCGGCGTGGGGGGTCTTGGACATCGTGAGGTTCCCTGGCTTCGCGCCACATCAGCGCGGTGAAAATCCGCGCTCAAGCAGCGCGCACGGCGTGCGCGCGTTAGCGCCACGCAAAAACTCGCTTCCCGTCAGGGAAGCGTGATCCGGATCGGCAGCTTGGCGAGCGCCTGAGGGTCCAGGTCGCCAGGCGAGGAGTCGGTGCGGCCTTCGATGCGGCACCAGTACACCAGTCCGCCCAGGGTGAACTTGGGATCGCCGTAGTCGCCATCGGGGGCGAAGCTCTGGCGCACCATCCGTTCAAGAGCGGTCAGCCCGGTGTCCGGCGCCAGGTCGGGGTTCTGGCCGGCGTTGCAGTAGATCCAGCCCTCGCACTCCAGCGTGGTGACCATAAAGGTTTCCTGGTCCTCGTCGGTGGCCCCAATGCGGCGCAGGAACAGGGCGGGCTGGGCGGCAACCTCCGACCAGTGTTGGACGCGCCGCCCGAATGTCTGGAACCCGGCGATGAACGCGGCGTCGGTCGCCGCGGAGGCCAGAGGGTCCGACAGGGTAATCGTCGCCGCGTCGGGATCGAGCGACAGGATGGTCACGCCCTTCACGGCGCCGGGACCGAATACAGGCAGTCCGGGGAACAGGCCATCAAAGTTGCTGACGTCGGTTAGGACCGCGCTGGCCGCCGCCGCATTCGCGGTCAGACCCACGGCGCAGGTCGCCTGCCAATGCGCCAACAGCGCGGCCATCGGCGTTTCGAAGTCAATGTTCATAACAGTCCTCGCGCACGACCGCGCGTCGCGCTGCTTGAGTGCTAGGCGTTGGCCTTCGCCACGGCCGCCTCGACGACGGCGTTGAGCCGGGCGGTGATCTCCGGCTGCATCGCCGCCAGCGGCCCGCGCTCGAAGGCGCGTTCGGTGATATCGACGGTGCGCGAATAGGCCTCGACCAGCACGGTCTGCGGCGCCGAGAGCTTCAGCGACCAGTAATGGTCGAGCTTCATCGCGTGCGACCGGACCTTGGTCGGACGATGCGCGCCGTATTCTTCCGCCGCCGCCTTGGCGAAGTCCTGCGAGCCCTTGGCGCCCTCGATGTCGACGTAGCCGGTGATCCGGGTCGGATCGGTGAACAGCCGCAGCCGCTCCGAGCTGCGCAGCTTGCCGGTCAGGCTGGGCGTCGCGGCCTCGACGCGGGCGAGCAGCTCCGCGGAGAGCTGGTCGATCGCCGTCTTCAGGTCGTCGTAAAGGGCGTCGGGGAACTGCTCGAACCGTAGCCCGACTTGGCGGATGCCAGTGACGTCAATGTGGATCAGATCGGTCATACTTACGTTGCCCTATCGCTCGCATTCGCTCGCTGCTTGAGGGCGACCGGCTCAGGCAGGCCGAAGGCCGGTCAGGCGAGCGTCGGGACGCGGAAATCGTCCAGCGCGGCCTCGATGTCGGGCGGGAACTGGCCAGACTGACCGGGCGCGTTGCCGAACCACCAGCGCCGCGTCCCCAGCGCTGGAGAATCCTGCTGGATCAGCGACGGGTCACGCCCCTTGGCGGCGAACCGCGCCGTGATCAGCCGCAGGCAGATGCCAATCAGGTCATCGGGAATATCCAGGGTCGCATAGACGAAGGCAAGCGCCTGACCCTCGTCGGCGGGGTTGAAGGTGTAGACGCCGGCGGCGACGCTGAACTGACCCTGCGCCGGGCCTTCCGCAACCTGCGTCAGCGGCGCACCGCTCGCGTAGGCGACGGACTGGGCGCAGGAGAAGGTTTCGGCCTGGGCGACCGTGACCTGGTAGGGCGCCGAGACAGGAACCGTGCCGGCCTCGGTGACCAGGGCCCCGAAGCCAGCGGTATAGGTCACGGTGACGGGCAGCGCCTCCCAGAGGGTGGCCACCCCGGTGAAGGGGTTGAGGCGCAGCAGCTGGCCGGTCTCGAGGTTGACCCGATAGTCCGTGCCCGCGTTGAGCGTCTGGGTGGTCGCGGGCGTGGTCGCCGATCTTGGCGCCAGGGTCTGGATCACCGAGACGACCGCCAGCGCCGGCCAGCGGGTCAGCTGCAGCTGGGCGAAACCGCCGGGCGTCTGATAGGGATAGGCGTCCTGCTCGATGTCGAACGCGTCCTGCAGATACTCCGGCGCGAAGCTCCGCTTGCAGTGCCGCTCGATCGCGCGGGACACCTGGGCGATCGCGCGGGTCAGCCAGGCGTCGTTCGAGGTGTCGCTCGCCTTGAGCTCCAACTCATCCTTCACCGTCCCCAGGTCGGTCAGGTTAGTGCTGGCGGCCGGGCCGAGCACCGTCGTGACGACGCTGTAGCCCATCTATTTCACCCCCGCCGCGAGCGCCCAGGCCCGCACGTAATCCACCGTCATATCCCCGCCTTGCCATCCGGCGGCCGGCAGGTTGTTGTTCCAGCTGCCCGGACCGACGGCCAAGGCCAGCAGGATATACATGTGGGTGTGGAAGCCCGGGTTGGGGATCGAATAGGTCGCGACGTCGTCGATGAAGAAGGTGAGGACCGTGGGAGTCCAGAGCACGCCGTAGATATGGTCGACGCTTCCGTCGACGCCCTTGCACTCGTTGGCGTTGCTGCTGGTGACGGTGTTCTCGGCCCATTGATTGGCCGGCGGCGTCGCGAGATGCCAGGACTGGAAGGCCGACCCTGGCGTCGAACCGAGCGCCTCAAGGATGTCGATCTCCATATTGGCGTCGAGCGGCGTGTTGCGGCCCAGCAGGAAGAAGGCGGGCCACATGCCGGGCGCGACCTCAGCCCGCAGCTTAGCTTCGAAATAGCCGTAGGTCTGGCTGAACGACCAGTAGGTGGTCAGCGCGCCGGAGGTCCAGGCCTTGCCGCCATTCACCGGCAGCGAAGGTTTGGCGCAGGGCCGCGCCTGGATCAGCAGCTGATCGTCGGTGACGATCCAGGGCGTGACGCCGTTGTAGCCGGGTCCGGAGAAGATCTGCAGGTCGCCGTTGCCATATTCCCGCGACGACGGTGCGTTCGGCTCGCCATACCAGAACTCGCTGGTCCAGACCGCCGCCTTGGCGTTTAGCGGGGCGGTGAAGTCTTCCTCGAACGTCAGCGCCCCGAGCACGGTCGCGCGATTAAGCGCGGTCCCGGCGGCGCTGAAGGGCGAGCTGGAATAGGTTTGAGCGACCATCGGGCTTCTCCCTACTGCACGCCGCGGAGCAGCTGTCCGGTGCAGAACCGGTTCGCGGCCGGCAGCACCCCGGAGGCGGTCAGGTTGTAGACATCGACGTCGGCGTTATCGTTCGACGGCACATGGGTCTGGCTTTGCACCAGGCCGGTATCCAGCAGGCTGTCCCAGCTGCAAACGATGACATCGCCGGCGCGCGCCCATACTCAACCGTCATCGCATCGCCCTTCCAGTCCGCGCCGGGAACGCTGTTGTTCCAAGGCGCCGGAACAACCGACTAGGAACTCAGCGCGCCAATGGCGACGCCGAAATTATGCAGGCAGGTTCGCATGTTAAGCGCGTCGTTCTGGTTTGTGTTGACGTTGAAGGCGCCCCCAAAATGGAAGGCCATCAGGTTGTTGACGCCGGCCAGCAGCCCGCTGGCGTAGCCGAGCTGAAGGTTGCGGTTTTGGAATGCGGCTGACGTATCAGTCCCAGTCGGGCCGGCTACGCCGTCCTTAAATGCCGCCCAAGCGCCTGACGCGGTCCTGTTCCACATGATGTGGCCCGGCGCTGCGGCTGCTGCTGACATCGTTTTTGGCGACCCATAGTTCGGCTGGCCTTGGAAGTAGCCAGCGCCGTTGATGCCGATCGCCGACCCCGCACATCCAACGTCATACGAACTGGTGGCTCCAGCGCCGGGATTGGCGGTCAGGAACCATGCTCCCATGTGCATAGAATTCTGGGAGGCCTTCAGCGCCGGGGCCGTGGACAAGTTGATGCCGGTGCTCAGGTAATCCGACGTCGATCCATCGCCCGACCAGCCGGAATTGGCGGTGAAGATGGGGCTTCCGGTCCGGGAGAGCTTGTAGTTGGCGACGGTGTAGCCAGAAACGCCACCGCCAGGGGTCGTTAGAGACAGCAACGTCGTGTCGTTGTCCGGCCCCGCGAGCATGTAGAGGGCGTCGAGGTACTGAAGGAGGCCGAACGATTTCAGCGCCGCGTAGAGCGTGTCGATCTCGTTGCGATACACCGACATGACGCCAGTCGGGATATTCGGCGCGCGGTTGATGAAGGTCGAGGTTTCGGACTGTTCGGATAGGGGTGCGCCAACCCCATGGAAGCCGTGGAGATAGGCGGCGCGCGAGAGCGGCTTCTGCACAGAGCCGTCCGGGGTAAGGCGGCAGGTGAATTGGCTGCTCGCGTCGCGGTTCCAGACCCCGTGGTAGAGAACGTTGTTGGCCGGATCGTTGATGAAGTTGCCCATGTCACGGACGTAGCCGGGGTTATCCATGCCAACCATCCACTCATCGAAGGACATCGGCTTGCCGCTGGCGCGCGCAAAATCGGCGATATACCGGATGCCGTAAGGGTTGGCGGCATAGCCGAGCACCGCTGGCGCGTAGGACATGGTGTCGAAAGTCTGATTGTAGGCCGCCGAAGAGGCGACGTAGTAGGCATCGATGCTGATCACATCGACGTAGGCGTTGCCGGGGTAATAGCCTTCCGTTCCCGTCTGGCCGGTAGGATCGAACACGGTCCCGACGCTGTCGGTGCTCTGTAACGGAACACACCAGACGGCCTTCAGCCGGGGGCTGATATTGCGCATCAGCGCCGCGACGTGCTGGAACGCGGCGATGTACTGCCCGGCGGTCGTCGCGTTGGTGACGGCCCACGGCCACGTTGGGGTGCCGTACCCAAATCCGGCCTCATGGCCTAACCGGACGAAGATATCGCCATTCGGTTGGTGGGCCTCAATTTGCTCGAACATAGCCGTGTACTGCTGGTCGAACGTTCCAGCGGAGACGGCGGTCATCGCCTGGGTGTTGGTCGCCAGCGGGATCGCCCAAATGAGCGGGATGCCCGGATAGGCCGCGCACTGGCTTTCCACCTGACCGATGCACTGGTCAAAGGTGCCGACGTTATTTTGGTACGGTGTCGACCCACCAAGACCGTACTGACCAAAGGCGTGGATCATGTCCGGCGCTTGGCCGGTGAAGGCCTGCCACACTGCCATGTCGGCGAGGGTGATGCACCGAACCGCTGTCAGAAGCGGGCGCTTGGCCAGCCTGTATCCCTGCACCGCGTTCGCGATGGAATAGGCATCCTTGGCCACGGGTCCGTCAACCTGCGCCAGCGCGCTCGACGCATAGGCCGCGATGGGGGCGGCGCAGAGGCCCACTAGAAGGTCGCGCCGCTTCATTGGGTGAAGCTCCCTGCGACGGTTCCGGAGGCGTAGGAGCCAAGCGACGCGCCGCAGTCGAGGCGATACTCTACGAAGGCCTGGGCTTCGTAGAGGTCCTCACTGACGCCCTGACCGCTCAAGCTCAGGGATTCGATCTGGGCGCCGAAGACGGTCAGCGGGACCCAGGTCGCGCCCGCATTGAACGACCGCTCGACAGGGCAAACGGCCGACATGGCCGCGGCGGGAATCGTGAGGTGAAAGGTTCGCCCCGCGACCGGCGTGAAGGCCGCTGACGCGGAGGCCGAAGCGATCGAGAAGGCCACCGTGCTCGCATTGGCGGGGAACGCGTTCAGCTGCACGACGGCGGCGCTCTGGGTCTGCCCGAACGAGTCGGTGTAGGTCGCCGGCGGCGACCCGCTGGCGGTCTGCGCCGATGCGGCCAGCGGCGCGAAGGCGGCGATGCCCGCCAGGACGGCGAGGATCAGCAACATCCCCCGTCCGCGATGGAGGGCGGCCGGTAGGCTGGCGCGGCGGTTATGGGGCATGGGCTGCATCAGGTCAGTCCTTAAGCGCGCGCACGGCGTGCGCGCCACGGCATGGCCGTTGTTGAAGGGGTCGCGCCAGGGGCGCCGGCTATCGCCACACCCCGCCCGGGGCGCCCTGGTTCTGCCAGTCGGTCATCGACTGGTAGAAGACCTCGAGGTTGATGTCGGGCCAGCGGACCATCAGCTCGGCGTGGCCGATGGCGACGCGGTTGGCGAGGTAGAGGCTGTTGCCGGCCTCGCGCCACTTACGCCAGAAGGCGATGTCCTCATCGACGTGGCCGTCGTTCCAGGTGCCGTCGGGCGCCGGGGTTGAATGGAACCAGGGCTTGGGCAGCTGCCGCAGCTTTTCGGTGCGGATCAGGGTCAGGCCGAAGTGGGCGGTGGCCACCGGCTGCAGGTCCGGCTCGAAATCGGCGCGCGACAGGGTCGGGGCGTTGTCGCCCTCCGGCCCCTCGACGGTGAACAGCGCCGTCTCCAGGTGGCGCGAGGACTGGATCGGCGCGATCGCGTCGGCCTCCGGGTGCAGCATCATCAGCTGCATCAGCTGCGCCACGTGGGCCGGCGAGAAGATCGAGTCGTAGTCCAGGGTCAGGATCGCATCGGGGTTGTCTTCCTCGATGATCCGCTCGAACACCTTGGTCAGCGACTGGCCCCAGAAGGCCCCGCCGTGCTTGCGGAACTTGACCTGGCACGGCACCATCGCCTCGATGGCGCAGAAAAGGTTGTCCATGAAGCCGAGGCGCGGCACGCTCATGGCGCCCGAGACGACGATCTCCGACACGAACGGCTTGTGGGCCTCCAGGTTCAGGGAAATGTCGAGGTCGGCGCAGTCGCCGAGCTCGGATCGCCAGGGCCGGATGATGACCAGGCCTTGAGCCGCCAGCAGCTTGCGCAGGGTGTCACGGTCGAACAGGGCCTTGTGGAAGTCGTCGGCGTCGGTCTGGCCGCCCAGCAGCCAGCCCTGGTGCGGGGCGGGGTGGCCCTCCAGGTAGGATTGGGCGATCTTGGCGAAGTCCGGCACGGCGATGCGCAGACGACCGCCCTTTTTCAGGGCGCGGGTCCAGTCCTGAAGCACCGCCGCGACCTGGCCATGCGGGAAATGCTCCAGCACATGGCTGGCGTAGATCTCGTCGACGGTCTCGTCGGCATAGGGCAGCGGGTAGATTTCCGAGCCGTGGTCGTGGCCCAAGGGCGTGAAGCCAGGCGCGGACGTGGGGCCGGCGCCGAGGTCGAGTTTAAGCATGTCGGGGAAGTTCCTCTGTCGGGAGGCGCGCTCAAGCAGCGCGAAGCGCGGTAGCGCGGGGATGCGCTCAAGCAGCGCGAAGCGCGGTAGCGCGGGGATGCGCTCAAGCAGCGCGAAGCGCGGTAGCGCAAAAAGGATGGGGGTCGATGGGGACCGGACCGACACCCGGTCCCCATCTGGTCAGCGCTGACGTCTGGTCCGGGTGTCGGCCCGGATGGTTTACTCGGCGACCTTTTCCGCGGCGGCCTTGGCGCCCTTTTCGGGCTTGGGCGTCATGGCGGCCTTGGCGGCGTCAGCCGCTTCCGCCGCGGCGGCGTCTTCGGCTTCGGCGCAGGCCTGGACCTCGTCGAGCAGCACCTTGGCCGTCGCGATCGAGCGGCGGATGTGGTGGATCTCGACGCCGCCGTGAGCGGGTAGCAGCTGAGCCGCGAGCGCGGCGACGTGGTCGGGTTTATGTTTGGGCATGGCGCGTCGGTCCTTTGACGATCCCTTCTCCCTGAGGGAGAAGGAGGGGCCCGCGCCCGTAGGGCGTGGGAGGTTGAGGGGTTACGGACGGTCGGGGTTAGCCCGGCGGCGCCGTAACCCCTCAACCGGCCCTTTGGGCCACCGTCTCCCAATGGGAGAGGGAGTGACCCCGCGTGACGCGCACGCCGTGCGCGTCACGCGGTCAGGCGCGGCCTAGCCCTCGACGAGGGACAGGACGTTGGCCTTGGCGGCGGTGATCGGCGCCTGTTCGTTGCGGTAGCCGTTCGCCGTGACCTGGAAGGTCTGGGTCGTGGTCGGCGAGATGACGATGTTGAGGTAGCGTTTCCGCTGCCGCGTGTCGGTGTTGAACTTGTAGTTGTTCTGGCCCGAGGTCTTGCCGATGCCGACCACGAAATCGACGTTGGTCGCCGTGGCGGAGCCGCCGCGGAAACCGACGCAGTCGGCGAAGGTGGAGGCGACCGTGGTGTCGCTTTCCTGCATTTTCAGCACCGACGGCGAGCCGGCCTGGGTCGAGGCGGACTGGGTGGTCGCCGAGATGTCGATGGTGACGTAGTCCAGGCCCAGAGTGTCGATGTTGGACGAGGTGTAGGTGCCCGCATTGGTCGCGGAGCCGGCGCTTTGGGTCGCGTCCAGCAGCAGTTTAGCCTGAGGAAGCATGGGAAGGGTCCTTTCTTGCGCTACCGCGCGCCTGGGGCGCGCAAGTTGAGCGCGGATGGGGTTGGAAAAGGAGGGCGAACCAGGGGCCCAAGCCCTCAAGCAGCGAAGCGATAGGGCTTGGGACAGAGACTCCTTACGGGCTTTTCGCGGCGACCAGCGGACCGGCGGCGGTCGTCGAGCCGAGGTCGTGGTTGTTGATGTCGAAGCGCTCGGTGCCCAGCAGGCCGATCTGGTCGTTCTCGAAGTAGCGGTGATCGGACCGACGGATGGTCACGCCGCGGCGCTCGCCCATGGCCGAGGACTTGGCCAGGTCGCCGAAGTAGAACATCGGAAGGCCCGAGCCGGGGGTGACGATCGGCAGCTGTTGACTGATCACGACCGGGAAGCCGAGCAGGCGCGGCGTCAGCGGATCGGCCAGGGTGAGGGTGGTGTTGCCGCCGGCCTTGGCCAGGACGGTGCCGACAGCGGAATAGAACATCTGCTGGCTCATGTACCACTTGGCGCTCTTGATCGCGTATTGCGGCAGCACGCCCATGACGCCGGTGAAGTCGGCCACCGTCAGCGAGGTCAGCGATGCCGAGGAGGTCTGGTACTGGCCAGCGGTATGAGTACCGTCGCCGAACAGGGTGCTCAGCCCGCGAATGCCGCCGTAGGACGATGTGCCGTCCCCACTGAAGCCGGAGGCGTCCTCCTTGGCCGCGAAGGCGTAGGCGATTTCTCCCACCAGCCAGTCGGCGATCGAGACGACCGCATCCTCGGCGATTTCGTTGGACATCCGGGTCAGGGCGCCCAGCTTCTTGGCGGTCAGGTTGATGGCGTCCCACTGGGCCTGGGACTCGGTCGTCGCCTGGTTTTCACCAGTGAAGTAGGCGGTCAGGCCACCGACGCGGCGGGGCCAGTTCAGGGTGTCGCTGCCCATCGGGATGACGGTGCATTCCTTGCGGAACACGCCGAATTCTTCGCGAAGCACGATGATGTTGGCGAGCAGCTCTTCCGGAACCAGGAAGCCACCGGCGCTATCGACGCCTTCGCCCTGAGCCTTGGTCAGCGGCACGCCGCGCGATTTGCACCAGTCGATCGCCTCGGCGTTGCCGAAGATCGTCGCCTTGAACCACATGCCGGCGGTGTAGGCCTGGTCGACGGCGCGGACGGTCTGGCCGCCGATCTCGCGGTCCTTGAAGTTCTTCAAGGAGCCGTACAGCTTGTGGGCGCTGGCGGGCGCCGAGGGGGTCAGCCGGTCCTGGCCCGCCACCGGGGTGGCGAGGCTGGCGGCGACCTTTTCGGCCTCCTCGACGCGGCCGAGCTGCAGCTGCAGATCGGCGATCTTCTCCTTCAGGGCGTCATAGACGTCCTGCTTGAACCCATCGGCTTCGGACTTGCCGGCCATGGACTCCAGTTCGTCCGCGGCCTTGCTCAGCTGCTGCCGCAGTTCGTGCTTCTTCGCCATAATCTAGGCTCCATCTGAGGGAATGGCGCGCTTCACAGCGGGCCGGTTCGCCTTGCCCAAGGGCGTGTTGGGGGCAGAGCGACGCGCGGGGCGGCGCTCTGATCTTGGTTGTCGGGACCTGAGTTGCACTACCGCGCGAACGCGGACCGCACCGCTTGAGCGCGTCAGTCGTTGCTCGGCAGCGAGGCCTTGAGCTCGCGGGCTTCTTTCAGCCGGCGCTGCTCGGGGGTCATGTCGTCGGGAATGACCGTGGCTTCCGGCTCGGCGGGGAGGCTGTCGGACGGCGCCGGTTCGTCGGGGGGCATTTCCTCGTCGTCGGCGAGGATGGACTTGATGCACTCTGCCGCGGCGGCGTGGCTGTCCATCGCCTGCTGGTGCAGGTCCAGGGCCTTCACCAGCGTTTCCTTCGTCGCCGCCGAAATGCGACGGCCGGCCTTGGCGCGGAGCGCGGCTTTGGCGGCGGGGCTCATCCGCGCCTCATAGTGGTCGAGAACGGTGCGCACGCTGGTCTTGACGCCGTCGGGAATGTCCGTATCCGGCAGCCGCGAGGCGGCGGCGCGCAGGCCGCCAGCGTCAGCCTTTAGCACGTCGCCGTGCAGATGGGCGAAGGGCAGCTTGTAGGACCCGCGCAGCTTCGGCGCGGATGCGTCGTAGGCCAGGAAACCCTTGCGGGCGATGGCCGGGTCGAAATCAGCGCCCCCGGCATGCTCAAAGATCGACGCGGCGGCGGCAGGACCATCCCAGCTGTCGCCGGACTCATCCAGCGGCAGATCCGTGGCCGCGGCGCACTTCCAGTCCGCAGCGTCGTCGCCCGCGGCGCGGAGCACGAAGCGGTCGTCGATGACCAGGGCCTCGGTTGGGTCCTGAAGCCAGCGCTTCAGTCCATCGCGGGCCCGTTCGGCCGCTTCCGCGCTGATAGTCCCCTTGGCCTGCAGATAATAGCGCGTCGGCGCCGTTCCCTTGGCCTGGGTGCGAAGGGCTTCCAGATCCTTGCGGGGCAGGAACACGGTATCGCCGTTGTCCAGCACCTTTTCCGCCCATTCCACCAGCGGCCAGGTGTCGACGCCCAGGCTGCGCGCCTCGCCAAGGGCGTTGGGGTTGCAGGGCACCGGGCAGACCGAGATTTCCAGCAGGGTCTGTTTCTTGAAGTCGATGCCGTAGGGGCGGTTCTTGTCGGCGCTGAAGGCCCATTCCTTCGGCAGGAAGCCGACGGAGACGGCGTTCATGAACTTGCCCTTCAGCAGCCGGTAGATGGTGTCGGCGAAGGGGTAGATGTCGGCGCTGGCGAATTCGATGTCGCCGACCAGCTTGTCGCCTTCCACGGCCACGTAGGGGCTCCGGCCGATCGGCGGCTCCCAGCTCATGTGGCTGAACAGCGCGACCGGGTTGCGCTTGAAGAGGCTGGTGTCCCAGCCCTTGGGATCGATGCTGTCGTCGGAGTGGTCGACAGTGGCGTCGCTGAAGACGAAGCGCATGGTGCGGGCGTCTTCAGCGCCCTGCTGCTGGGGTTCAGTCGTGGAGAACCGGAACACGGTCCCATCCGGACGTTGGCCATCCTTGGCCGCGGCGCGGAAGTCGTCCGTGGAGAGGAGCTTCATGGGCATGGCGACCCTTATCCTTACGTTGCGCTACCGCGCGCCAGAGGCGCGCTGCTTGAGCGCGTTTTACGTTGCGCTACCGCGCGCACGGCGTGCGCGGCGTGCGCGGCGCCTAAGCGCGGTTAGGGCGCGACCAGGACGGCGAGGCTGCCGTTGTTGGTGTTGTCGCCCATGTCGTGGATGACGGCGTCGAAACGCTCGGTGGCGAGGATCGCGAGCTGGTCCTCGATCATATAGCGGTCCTCGCTGCGGGCGATGGTCAGGCCGCGGCGCTGGCCGAGGACGGCGGCGGCGTACATGTCGCCGAAAGCCATCATCGGCAGCCCGGAAGTCACCGTGGCGGAGAGCGGGAGCGCCTGGGTCAACACGACCGGGAAGCCGTTGAAATAGGGGGTGGCGATGTTGTCGAGCGGACCGGTGTAAAGGTAGCCGCCGGCATTCGCGAGACGGATCACGGTCTGGGCGAAGGCCGTGACACTCATGAACCAGGCCGCGCGGGGGATGGCCGAGGCGCGGACGCCTTCCACGAGCCTGGCCATGTCGCCGGCCTGCAGGGAGCCGAACGCGTCCGCGCTCGCCGCCTGCCGGGCTTGGCCGTGAGCGCCGTCGTTGGCGATCGTTCCGATGCCCTTCATGCCGCCATACGCCGAGGTGCCGTCGCCGCTGAAGGCGCATTGATCCTCTTTCACGGCCAACGCCCAAGCCAGTTCGTTGGCGACGTAGTCGACCATGTCGACGATCGAGTCCTCGGCCAGCTCGTTCGAAAGGCGCACCAGGGCGCCAAGCTTCTTCGCGGTGAGCTTGACCTCGTCCATATTGGTGTTGGTGTTCGCCGCGGGGCTGTTTTCGGCGAAGAAGAAGGCCTGGGCCGCGCCGATGCGGCGCGGGAAAGACGACGAGTCCGAGCCCATCGGCCACTTACAGGCGCGCCGCCGGAAGGCGCCGTAGCTGTCGCGCAAGTCGAGGATGGCGTTTTCGAGCGCCTCGGGGACCAGGAAGCCGCCGCCGGAGCCAATGCCTTCGGACGCGGCCTTGACGATCGCCACGCCCTTCTTGTCGCACCAGTCGCGCGAGGCCTTACGGCCGTAGACCGTGGCCAACAGCCATTTGCCGGCACGCTCGTAGCGCGCCTCGACATCCGGACCGAAGCCTGGAAATGCTCGCCTCATTGGGAATTTCCTCGCATTGGGCGGGACTCAGTCGTCGGGTGCGGTGTCGGGATCGAGCGGGCCAGCGCCGGGATCACCCAGACCGCCCGGCGCGGGTTGGCCGGTGATATCGCTGCCCGGGCCCGTCTCGGCGCCGGCGGGCTCGAACCCGAGCGGCGCCATGTTGGTCGGCTGGTAGAGCTTGTCGCCGTCCGGATCGTCCGGCAGGCCCTCGGCGCGGCGCGCCTCGTTCGGCTTGAGGAACATGCCGGTGATGCCGGCGCGGTAGGCCTGGTAGCGGGTCATCAGCGACGCGCGGATCAGGCCGGCGACGTCGAACTCGACGAACACGCCGTCCGCCGCCAGGTCGAAGGTCTGCGACAGCTTGGCTTCCCAGCGGCCGAGGTCACTGGAAACGACGTCGTTGGCGTATTCCTGGTTCATCTCGGGGATCGACGAACCCGCGCCGCGCTCGACGATGCCCAGCTTGTGCATCGGCATGCGGTAGAGGCGGGCGATTTCCTGGACCTGGAAGCCGCGGGCGGCGATCAGCTCGGCCTCGGCGGCCGTCATGCCGATCGGGACCCACTTCAGGCCCTGTTCCAGCACCGCCGTGTCGCCGGCGTTGCGCAGACCCTGCTTGCGGGTCTTCCAGTCCTGGGACAGGCGCTCAGCGGCGTCCTTGGTCAGCTTCTGGTCGGTCGTCAGCACCCCGCCGAGGTTTGTGCTGTTGGCGGAGAGGCGACCCGACAGCTCCTGTTGCGACAGCGCCAGGCCGATCGCTTCGCGGGCGAGACCGATGCGCGAGGCGCCGTAGAGCGAGGTGTCGAGCGCCATCCAGCGCAGGTGAAAGATGTCCTCCGACGGGATCATCATCGGCATGGACGCCAGCACGGCGGTCTCATGCAGCCCGCGCCGCGCGACCTGGTAGAAGACCTGGCCGCCGGGCGCTTCGTAGATCCACACCCGGTCGGGATTGATCGGCACCAGCGCCGTCGGCCGGCCGCGACCGTCGCGCAGGATCACCGCATAAGCATTCCCGCGCAGCAGGATGGAGACCTGCATCTGCTCGACGAATTCGAAGCGGCTCTGGTAGTCGTTCGGCTGCTGGAGCAGGCGCTCAATCGGATGGTCGGCGACAATCCGGCGGCCGCCGTTCGGCAACGACGCGTAGACGTGGACCGGAAGCTTGGCGACGTCCTCCGCGCGGATGGAAACGCAGGCCTGGACCGTCGAGACCTGCAGCGAGCTCAGCTGGGTGACCGACATGCCGCCCGAGCTGGACGACCGGGGACCATATTCCGCCCACCAGTCGTCGATCGACATGGCGCTCTTGCCGCGGATCGCGCTGATGACGCTCGACCAGTAACCCATCGCGCGCGACCTCTTAGACAAAAAGAAGGCCGTGCTCCTCGTAGGCGGAACGGACCGCTTCGGGGTTGGTGGCCATGATGGTCACGGCGTTGAACAGGGCCATCGCGGGGTCGATCTTGGCGTCGCCGGCGTTCTGCTTGGTCGCGCGGATCGCCGTGGCGGTCGGCTCGATTTTCAAATTGCCGATGCACCAGTCCATCAGCGCCTGGTCGGCGTGGCGGAGCGTGCCGTTGGTCAGCTTCCGCTCGGCGGTTTTCAGCGCGTTCATCATGGCGTAGCCCTGGGCGGCGCCAATGACGTAGTCGCGACCGGTTTCCTTGTTTTCCTCGACGATGCCGACCTCGGCCAGGGCGTCGATCAGCTCGCCGAGCCCGGCGGGGTCAACCGCGACGCAACAGAGGATGCCGGCGTCGCGGATCTGGACAATCAGGTCGATAATCTCGGCCAGGTCGATGTTTTCGATGACACCGTCGAGTTCGTCGAGATCGGTGGACAGTTCGCCGCCAACTTCAGGCGCGCCCTGGAAGGTCAGCTCGCCGGCCCGTTCAAAATCCTCAAGAAGGCTGGCGATGGTCTGGCGCCGCGACAGCACGATCCGGTGCGCCCAGGCGTGCGACCAGGATAGCCAGCGCTTGACGCGTTTCTTTGTCCCAAGGCCTATCGCTTCGCCGCTTGAAACGTCCGGCGCCGCGCCAGCGGGGGCATCGGCAGCGATCTCGACCTCGATCGACTCGCGGCCGAGGACGGTCATGCCGTAGAGGTCGTCGCGGCCGCCGCCGTCCAGGCCGACCACGACCACTTCGCAGCGATCGAGGATGTCGGCCAGGGTGAGCCGCACCTTGGTGCGCTTCCAGAAATCGGCGCCGACCCAGTTGTCCGACCGGGCGCCCATGCCCGGCTCCACGTTCAGATGCTTGGCGAAGAAGCCCACCAGGGACTTGGAGCCTTCGCGCTGGGCCTTGGCGTATTCGTCGAGCAGGAATTCCTTGTCGACCGACAGGCCGAGGTTGGGGTTGGTGACGTAGAAGTTCTCGGGCTTCTTGTAGGCGCCCGATTTGATCATGTCCTCCGGGAATTCGTAGAGGACGCCGAGGGAGCGTGGGGCGATCAGCTTGCCGTCGCGGATGTCGCGGAACCGGCGTAGCCAGTCGAGGAAGACGCCCGCCGGCGGGTCGTCGCTCTGGGTTGAGAGGGCGATCACGAAGCCTTCGGGGCGGCTGGCCAAGCCGCCGGTCGCTTCGCGGAGCATGTTGCGGGCGTTCGCGCGCCTTCCGAACAGCCACAACTCATCGATCAGGACGAATGAGGCCTTCTTGCCTGAGACGGTCTCGGAATCGGCGGCGACAACCTGGAGGGTCGCCTCGGTGATGCGGTGGGTGATCGTCCGGGTGTGGTCCTGGACCCGTAGAAGGTTCCGCAACTCCGGGTCCTCGGCGATCATATCCTTTGCCGGGCCGAAGCTGTTGTTCGCGACCTCTTTCGTCGGCGCCAGGATCAGCAGCTCGGCCGAGTGGCGCCAGTTGCGGATCAGGGCCGTCAGCATGATGCCGGCGGCGATGGTCGATTTGGAATTCTTCTTGCTGATCAGCAGGAAGAACTCGCGGATCAGGCGCCGCGCCGCCGTGGCGTCGTAGGCGCCGAAAATGGCGGCGACGAACTCGAAGACGAAGTCCTCGCAGGCGTCGCCGAAGGAGGGCTTGCCCGGCGCATCGACGATCTTCAGCGACTTGAAGACGTTGAGCGCGGCGGCGGCCTCGTCCGGAAAGATCGGCGGCGGGATCAGCGACTGCCGGGCGACGATCCGCTCGCGCCAGTCGAGGCAGGCGGTCGAGTGGGTTTGCATCAGCGGCCTCAAGCAGCGAAGCGACGGGCCGGAGGTTAGTTGAACAGCTTGGGCGCTTCAGGCGGCGCGAACTTGCCGCCGGCGGCGACCACGTTCTCGGCCTCTTCCTGGCGCGCTTCCTTCTTGCCCATCCTGATCGCCGCCGGCGCGCGCGGTGCGTTTTGCTCTCGCGCCTTCAGGGCCGCCGAGGCGCCCTGTTTGTCGATCTCCGCCTTGTAGGCCTTGATCGCTGAGACGTTCCCCTTGCGCGCCGCGTGGGCCAGCAACTCGATCGCCTCGGCCTTGCGCAGGGTCGGCCCCTCGGTCAGCTCCGATCCAAAATATTTCACCAGCGTGGGGACACTGATCCGAAGGACGACCGCAATCTCCTCCTGGCTCATATTCCCCGCGCGTAAATCCCTAACCCTTTCATAGACTTCCTCGGCGAACACCAGCTTACGTCGGCCCCGCTTGCTCGGAAGGTCCCGCAGCGGCAGCCCGAACAAGTCTTTCGGCTCGGAAATTTCGGTCATGTCGAAAAAATCTGCGCGTGCGA